TTACGAACTCACACCTTGCGTAATAGTAAAGAAATCCATATGAGTTACTACTCGTCCGGATTGTAGAACCGGTAATATCTACATAGTTTGGTCTATCAGTATAAGTGGCATTAACAGCAGTAGTACAATCGGCGACGGCATCAATGTTCGATGTATCCATAGACTCATCATAATATTTTTTACTTCCGGCAATAGCGCCACTACCAGCCCAACCCCAAGCGGCCAAAGTTGAATGACTAAACAAACAAAGCACTAGCGCAACAAGATAAACATACCCATTAAGAAAACGACGATTATGTAAGTGTCGGTTGTCATGATTCATGTCCCTATTCCTCGATAAGATCAAAAAAGGGCTGAATTAACAGCCCTTGAAGTGCAGCAAGCGAAAGTGAGTTAACCGCCCAGTTTGCCCCATGCTTTTTTAGCGATAGTAACCAGCAGGAACGCACCACCAAGAACGCCGACCGTAACGGCAAATTCAGCGATAGACGCCTCGGCAGCGGTAGTATCAACGGCAGCGTTCGCAACACCGGCAACAGCACCAGAAGCAATCACGCCAGCTTTCAAAAGAGCTTGTTTAAATTTACGCATAGCAATTTCCTTATCTATTTCTGAGAATTCGCCAACCGGCACACGTAACGAGGAATAAAATTGTCCCTGGTGCGAGTTGTTGAAATTCTTCATAGGTCATTAAAGGTGGTAGAACTGTTTCCAGGGCTACCGTTCTAAAACCTGTCTCACAGGTATTGTTTGTTACTGGCTGGTCGCAAACTAAAACGTACATAAGTCACCTTGTGGCCAGCCAGTAGAGGAAGCCCCCAAACAGAAAAGCAGCAAGCAAGGTGCATTCAATAATGTCTCCAGCGTGTTGTAATTTGTCCTGCATGGGAGCCTCGCAACCGGTTAAGCTACTTTCATCACGTCACTTGACGCTGGAATCAAAAGTAACTTGCGTTCAAAAGCCAGGCGGCCAAAATCGCCAACCTTAAAAGACGAAGCGTGGAGGTAATATTTACCCGCAGGATAAGCAGAATCATCCTTTTGAAGCGGCAAAGAGAACTCTACGGGGAAGCGGCCACCAAGATGCGCAAATGCAACCTGGCTGTAGATGGTCATTGCGTCACGGTCAGCCTTTGCGGGAATTTCGCGAGCGTCTACGCATTCATTGTCCTTAAAGATTTCGATTAATAGTCCGTCTGTGGTTTTCATATTCATTTCCTAATTAAGCTACTAAGTGCAATACAACATCTTCTAGGCCATACAGTTTCGTGATGTCCCCTGCTTTGGGTTCCACGTAGCCAACTGGCCTTTGTTGGCTGAAATCAATTTCAATGACTTGCAAAAGTGGAACAACGTTGTCTTTACCGTTGCCCTGCAAGTTCTGGAGCTGTGCTTTTGAAAAGCCAGCCTCTAACAGCAAATTCAAATTGTCGTAGAACGTGCGCGGAGCTGAAAACGACTCTTTAACGGCCAAGTAACCATCAGAAACAAGAGAACGGTAGAAACGAAAAACCCTATCAGCCTTTGAATATGTGACATTGCCTTTTGGCGTGACTTTTCCGTACATGGTTTTCAATCGGTTATGAACTTGTTCATCATTAAAAATATTCATCTTCTGACCCTCTAACGCTTCCATAAGCGGAGCGAACGCTTTTCTCCAAATATCTGCTATTAAACAACTGCCGTTTTTTTCGTATTCAAATTGAAATTTGCACGCATCAAACAAGTTTTTCGGAACGCCCATATCGTCTAAATAACGTCTTTTGGCGCCAGCTTCGAATCGGATTAGGTTACGTGCGTAATTGATTAAACTAGGGTCGCTCATAACGTCGATAACGCGGTCATATGAATGATCACCTTTATCTTGAAGTGAGCGGAGCTGATTAAGCTGGCGATTGAATTCGCAGCCTTTCAGGTAAACTTTGCGGTCAATATGGCGAGAGCCGCGACTAAAATAACAAGTCGTTTCATGCTCATTGCGTACAGAGGCGCGCATTTGCTTGTTAGCAACAGACTTGAGTTGATTAATCACTTGTTTTGCTTGAAGTTCATTCTTTGCACGAGCTGAAAACGTGCAGTCAATTGCGTCTAAAGTGGCAGCTTGAAAGTCAAGCATGTCAGAGAACGACGGATAAGAATTATAAAGAGCCATGAGCATTTCATAAGCGCCAGTGATAATCCGAGTCGAACCGTAAACGTTGTGACCCTGGAGGATTTTTGCTGGTGACGCTTTAAGCTCTACACAAGCATCACGCAAGGCCGTTCCTTGAAAGATTTTGAACGCCATGCCTGTAAACGATGTTGGTAATGACTGGTAAGGGTGACGCAAGTCAGCGACTTCTAGCTCATCAAGAGCAGAGTCACCAGTAAAATGAACTACTTTCGCTTCAAGACCGATACCACGACGTGAGCACTCCTTAATGTCCACGTAAGAGACAGTTTCTCCCGATGCGTTCTGCGTAGAATTGAGCAGAAAGTCACACTTAAACGGTACTGAAATCTTGAGCATGTCTATCATGAGTAACTTTGTCACAAGTGATTTAGATGGTCATTTTATACATTGTCACATGTGACTTTGCAAACAGTGATACAAAACAATTTGTGACTAACCTAAAATGTTGCATTATCACTCGCAAAAAAATCACAAGGTAAAACAAGATGCCGACATTAAGACTTGATGACGCTCGCTGGAGAGAACTAGAAAAAAAGGCCGTTGAGATCACAATCAAAAAGACGAAGCCTGTGACCGTGCCAGAGGTGCTAAAAGCCCTTATTGATAAGGAACTTAAAAGCATCAAAGCGGAAGACGTTAAGGATTAGAAAGTGCGAAATCCGCACAAGAGTACACTATTAAAGATAGTGTACCCGCCCACCCCCGCCCCGTGCGCCGGCTCGCGGGGCGAGCCAATCACCCAGGGCGTGAGCGCGGGAGTGAAAACACTAACTTTAAGAGCGCCAGAGCTACGCTGCAAAGCGATAAACAAAGCCTGGCGCTTTTGCTTTTGTGGTATTTGGGCTTAGTAGGACGAAGCTTAATTTTGTGAAGCTGGAATGGCATCGAAGCCAGGAGCAAATCGGGCGCTAGACGTTGAGCGCGGACACCGGCGAACGCTGGTAAAGTTTCTGGTATGCAGTAGCGTGAGTTTACCAGGCGCAGGAACTAACGTTAGAGCCTAGCCCCCTTCGGGGTTGGTATGTCAAAAAATGACATACCAGGAAAGTGAAGTATGTCATCCAGTGGTAAGTTCGGCATTATGTGAATTATGTTACGGGCTTCCACTTCAAAGCGATTCTCACGCCTAGCATGTACGCAGCAAGCTGCGACAATGAGCAAGTTCTTCGCCCACCCTTTGCGCGCGTCAGGCCTGCGGCAGACCCTCAACATAACTCAATACCATAATGCGCACTGAAGTAGTAGCTCTTTAAGCTGTACCGCGTACAACATTAGTCCGCCCAAAGCCATTGATAATCCTTGTAATCCTAGCCCGTTATACTTTTTTGCAATGCGTTCCCAGTACGCTTTTATGGTTGGATTATCATTGCGGTCAGCGTGGCAACCAAGCAACGCGACCTCTGGGTCAATTCCTGAATTCTCCGCCAGAAAAACTGCTTCTGTATCAGAGATATAGCGCGTGCCTTTGCGCATTTCACAGATTCTAGACGGATTAACATTCAAATCGTGTGCTATTTGCTTGTCTTGTACGTAGTTTTGCGCCTGTTTATAGGCGTCTAACAGTTTACTTTGATACATAGCAAAGCCTCCTTTTTTCTAATTCTAACCCAAGAATTGCGTTTTTCCGCATCTGGCAATTGCGGAAATCTGCAATTATGATTGCGGCAAATCGCAATTGAACCTCGTTGGACTGAAAAATGTGCTCGAAGAAATCGCCTGTTTACTACTGGAATGACGAAGACGGCTTTTACTGCTCGGTTGACGGACAACCGGAGTATTTCCGTACTCGCTCTGAACTGTACGCCTACGCTTGCGACACTGAACGCGATCTCATCGAAGTCACCGACGAAAACGAATCCGAACTGCGCGCCGCTGGTGCCTTTGTCAATCAGGGAGATTTCTGATGTCTCGCACGCTGATTGACTACGTTTCTTTCTCTGGCTCGCCGCTTATCCTTGAGCGCTGCAAAGACATGGCCAAACAACGTTTCCTGATTGGCCGCTCGCCTTATCAGTTCCAGTCTTACAATGACGTGGCCGTTGCTGGCCGCGAACGCGACCAAATCAACCACTTTGCGGAAAACCTCGCGCAGGTTCTTGGCTGTGTGGAATCTGAAAACTACGCCAACAAAGATTTGTACTTTGAAGCGCTGGCCGACCAGCTCCAAGATGCGGACTTACACATCGCTCAGGACAAATCGTTTAACGACTGTTACCAAGAGCTTATCGCCAACCTTGGGATTGATATGCTCGATGTGCTTTGCCATGGCGAAGTCGAATCATTCCTTGAGCTGCTGCAACATGAACTCAGCTATGACGGCAACATCTGGACAACTGAACGCCGTGGTGGCTTCTCCGGTTATCGCTATTCTGCAAAGTTACTGTGTAACGGAATTCAGGCTGGCATGGTCGCTTGGGGTGCGTCGAACTTCGGTTACTACGTGTCGTTTTCCGGTAAAGGCTGCGAGGCCGTCAACTTCGAAAAACTGCATTACGCCTTAAAGCAAATGGTCGGTACCAAGCTGACCCGTGTTGACCTTGCGCTTGATGATTTGCAAGGCAATGTCTCGATTGACTCCATGATTGAACGCTATCAGGACGGTGAATTCATCACTCGCGGAACGCCGCCCGGCTGGGGTCTGTTTATGGGTGGCTCTGGCGCTTCCTCCGATGACCGCCGCAAATGTGGCCTTGTACCTGACCATGGCCGCACGTTCTACGTCGGTGCTCGTGAGAATGGCAAAGTGTTCCGTGCTTACCACAAAGGCGCACAACTCAAGTCCGAAGAATACCCCGATTGGAACCGTTTTGAGGTGCAAATCGGCAACCGTTACCGAGTCATTCCGCTCGATATTCTGGTCAATCCTGACCCCTATTTTGTTGGCGCGTACCCTGCTCTCACCTCGCTTTTGAGCGACGTTGAGCCTGTTCGCATCCCAACCGTCAAGCTCGTTTTTAACATCTCATTAGATAACGCGGTGAAACATGCGAAGACTCAATACGGCAAGCTTATCAATGCGATGCGTCAAATCTTTGAAGACGATTCAAGAGTCCTTGAAGCGCTCACAAGAGGCTTCGAGCCAACCGATATCCCCGACCGAATCAACTATCCAGTCGGTCGGGCTTTCCATCAGCAAAAAACTGGAGAACTCCAACATGTCTAAAATCAGCGCTTTCGTTATCGGCTGTGAACACAGCAAAGGTCTGTCCAAAGGCTCTAACCGTCCTTACGACTATGCCGTCGTGAACTACCTCGGTAAGAACGATGGCTGGACACAATCCGCTCAAGGCCAATGCACTCGCGTCGGCATGGAGCAAAAGAAAATCACCATGTGCAACACCAATCCGTCACTGCTGGCCGAGTTCCAGAAACTCGAAGGTCAGTTTCCGATGGAATGCGATTTGATTTTGGACATCGACCCGAACAACCCACAAAAGAACTGGGTGGTCGATATCAAGCCGCTGACGAAGTAAGGCGGCGCTATGAGTCAATGCGTAATCGTCTCAAATGGGTATGTGGTGCCGTCGTCGGCGTCCTGCGATTACGCCCTGTTAACCTCTGCGGAACTTCAACAATTACAAACCAGTTCCGCCGATGCGTTAAGTATTGACCCTAACTTGTACACCACCGTGAGCGGCTATCTGTTGCTGTCACTGGTTGGCGGTCATGTTCTGGGTCGTATCGTTAAAGGCCTCGGCCGAGGCTAATTTTTGTATGTCACTAACAACGGAGTAACACCCCATGAAATACATGAACCTTCTGAAACAACACTCTTCAAAAATCGCGGCGGGTACTGGTGCGCTGGTGCTGTCTGGTGCAGCTCGTGCTGACGTTGCCGAATCTATCACGACGGCAGTCTCAACAGGCCAAGCCAACTACACGCTGGTTGTGGTCGGTCTGATTGGTCTGGCGGCTATCGGTTTTGGTCTTCGTGCCATCATCGGCGCGATGCGTTAAGCCATGGTCGAGCTGGTATCTAACGTCGTCACCATCTTTCTGGCCTTGGCTAATGGTGGGGCGTTCATTTACGGCTTCTACACTGGAATCAACGCCTCCTAACGGGGGCGTTTTACTTCTTGGGGTGGCTTATGCGAACTGCAATCAATACCTGTCTGACTCTCCTACTTTTACTGACTGCATTTTTGTCAGTTCCATCATTCGCCAGCGGTGAAGAAACGACTTGTCGAATCGGTGATAGTCGTTACTTTTGGTGGAAGCAATCATTGGGTGAGTTCCCTGTGCTTTGCTCTAGCAATGATGGCTGTCGTTATCGGTTTACATTCACTTCTTGTAATGATGAAACGGGTTTGTGTGATGGAAATGGACTCAGTGACGGTACCCTTTGTCAGTCTGGCGACCCTGCTCCAACGTGCGACGCTCAAGATAACTCCGCTGGCTGCGAGCCTGACGATGGTGGTGATGAGACACCTGACCCTGATTGGGAAGCTCCAATCACATATGATGGTTGGGTTTGTTATACAACGGCTGAAGGCGATTATCGTTGTCAGGGCGGCGTCTCGATGCTCGATTATCGCGAGCAATTTACCAAACTTTACGACCAGAACAGTTACAACCTTTATCGCATTCTCGATAACAGCAGCGATATTGCAAAGCTGAGTTCTAATGTAAGCAACGTTCAGACTTCTGTTGAGTCTGTTTACGGTACCGCAAATGAGACTTTGGTTGAAACTCGTGAAATCACCAAGAAGGTTGATGCACTTAAAGACGAACTGACGAACCTTGACGTTGACCTATCTGACCTCGACCCTAAGTTTGCTGAACTTCAAAGCAGCCTTTCCGGTTTGAACGGTATGTCAAATTACTACTTCAACGCAATCATGGGTTATGTCGCAGGGATACCGGGCTATTACAGCAGTTTGGATACTAATTTGGCGGCTGCTCGCAATGATGTTTACAGCGTGAAAACTGAGATGCAAAACCAGTTTGCAACTCAAAATGCTGCTTTAACGGCTAATCAGCAAGCCCTTGGCGATTCACTAGCCACGCTTTCTGGCGAGGTTTCTGGCCTCGCTGACGGTCTTGAAGCCCTCTCTTCTCAAATCAGCGCGGGGTCAGGTACTGGCTCTGATGAAGTCGACCTGTCCGGTATTGAGTCCAGACTCAAAGGCATTCAGGACACACTCAACGGTGTCGGCCTATCCGGTCGTGCTTTCGAGGGGCAAGTCGATTTTGAAGGCAACGGCCTTTACGGTTCGGACGCGATAGAAAAACTCGAAGGTGAAATCGAACAGCTTCAGGAGCAATACCAAGAGCAGATGGGACAATTCAAATCCCTGTTCACGTTCGACGAATCCCAGCTTAACGCTGGTGAGTACGTCAAACACGAATGGACATTCACCTTTGCCAATGGCCGCACCAACTCATTCAGCTCTGGCGTGTTCCCTGCACTGCTCCAGAACGCCAACTTCATCGCCGCCGTGCTGCTGTTCCTCGCGGTGCTGCTTGGCATCAAAGCCCTGACGGATTAGGAGGACGTATGCAATTCTTAGTTGATCTAATGAGTTCACTCGGCGACTTCGGCCAGACCATCGTCGACTTTCTGGACTTCGTCCCGACCTACTTTCAGCAGCTCGTTGCCTACATCAACGTGTGGTACATCAAACTCAAACTCGTGGGGCTGATTTGGACAATGCAGGTCTACTACGCCACGGCCAAGATACTGCTTGAAGAAATCGGATTCACTCAGGCGATTGCTTCGGCCTTTAACGCGCTGCCGGATGAACTGCGTTACTACGCGCACGCCTTTGGCCTGCCTCGTGCTATCAGTGTCTATTTCAATTTCGTCGCCACGGGTTTCGTTATGAAGATGTTGAGGTAACGGCCATGGCTATCACGATTCGCACCGGTGCTAACGGTGCCTACAAATCTTCCTATGTGTGTCACTTCGTTATTCTGGAAGCGCTCAAAGCGGGTCGCGTGGTTGTGACCAATATTGAAGGGATGCAACCGCTGGAAGAAATCGAACGCCGCCTCGATATTCAGTTCCCGACGACGGCCAAGCTCATTCGCATTTTCAGTCGTGACCACAATGGAAAAGATCTCTGGCAACACTTCTTTTGCTGGTGCCCACTGGGGGCGCTCATCGTCATCGATGAGTGCCAGGATATCTTCTCCAAGAACATCGGCTTTCGTATGGAAAAAGCCATTGCCCGACCCTTGTCGGATTTCTTGCCTCATCTGCCGTCTGACTATGAGCAGTTCTTTTACTCACGATATGTCCCTGTCGATATGTCCAAGCTCGATGCCTCTGAGGTCGATGACCGTGGACAGGCTGAGTATGACGACCAAGGGCGCATTATCTACCCGTTCTCTTTCAACGAAGGCTTCATGCGTCACCGCAAATACAACTGGGATATCGAACTGTTATCACCGGACTGGGGACAAATTGACACGGCCATTCGTGCGTGTGCTGAACAGTGCTTTTTTCACAAAGGCAATGACGGCATGTTCTGGGCGAAGCGTAAACCGCTTATCTACAAACACGCCAAGAACACAACGACGCCTGTTATCCCTAAAGGCAAAGACCCCAACGTCATGTCGGTAAAAATCCCGCTTGATTCGTTCCTGCTTTACAAGTCCACGGCCACCGGAAAAGCGCAACAATTCGGTGCGGTGAACGTCCTTTATAAAAACCCGAAGTTTCTCGCGGCCTTCGCTGCGGGTGTCGGATGCATAGGATACTTTCTTTATGGTCTATCCGGTCTGGTTCTTGGTACTTCTGAGGAAGTACCGAACGCGCCCACGGCGCACACTCAATCTCAGGTTTCTGAATCGGCCAAAGGCACTGGTCAAAAAGGTGCTGAAGGTGCTGGCGTTCTACCTGCTCGTAGGACTGGCAATCCGTCTGACGGCAGTGCCCTTGATTCAGTTTCTCTTGCATCAAACAGGCTTGAGCTGATGCGGCAAATGCTCGGCCTGTATGAGATTCAGAGTCTCTATTACACGGGACATACCACGCAATCGACGAGCAAAGGCTTTAAGTTCATGGTCACGCTGGAAGCGAAAACACCGGACGGTGTGTATCGGTTTGACGACACGTTTCTCAAGGCCAATCACATCCGGTATGTGCATTACGATGACTGCTTACTCAAGTTGACCAAAGAGGCCGTTGACCTGAATGTGTTTTGTAAGCCACGGGCTGGCGAGCAACCCACACCCGAACAACCCCAAATCAAACTCAACTCAGTTTTCTAACGCTCTGCGCGCGCAGCTGGCGCACGACGACGAGAACTGAGGAGGAGGAGCACAGCAAGCTAACCCAAAGGATCACCTTAT